GCCGCCGTCTAGGGCGTTCTTGCTTCGACCGATGGATGTTGATCCCGCAGTGTTAACTGCTGATATGTTATTACCTAAGCCGGTTTGAGCAATAGCCTCATCACCCTGCATACGGAATAACAATTTAGGATCGTCAACGACGTAAGCAACAATATCATCCGAAGCAGTTGAAGCTGGGAATTGTTGGTTAAACGTCATCTGGTTTGTAGATGGATCTGTGTAAGCGCAGCCTACAAAAATACCTACGGTGCCAGCAGCAACAGAAGTTGTTACGGCAGCTTTTTCAACAGTACCAGCAGCAACAAGCTTTACGAAATCACCATAAAAAATGGCGGTATTGTATGCGTTTGCAATCTTGATGTGGCGAATCTTTCCTGTGAAAGATCCACTCGCGCTCAAGGTATCAACCGGTTCTGCGCCTGTGGGGGTAGCAGCGATAGCCATAATAGGCCTCCTTAATTAATCGGCTAACCCTAATTCAAGGGTTAATTCTTACCAAATGAAGATATTCGTGTGCTTCTCTCTGTATTTAACAGAGGCATACGAGGATCATTTTCACGCAAAAAGTTATTATCTACAGACTGCATTTGGTTTTCAGCAACCTCTTGGAAGTGTTTGGTTCTGCTTGCCATTCGGGCTTCATCAGCCTTGCATAGTAGTAAACCACCAACCTCGACGTTACCTTCAAACTGAGAGCCGATGTCAGATGCCAGCATTAGTTCTGGGTGGTCTTCTGCTTTCACAGGCTGCCATCCTTCCCTAAACATTCTGGAAACGTGAACATTATCGGATTCTCCAAGGGTTTTAGTTCTAACCCACCTAAACACCCAACCATCTTGTGGTTGTGGGTCTGGCAGTATAGACGCTGGAACCCAAGCATCGCTTGTTCTTGTAGACGCTTCTCGCGTATCACTATTTCTAGGTTTGCGCTCTTCAGACACTATTTGCCCTCCTTGATGAGTTGCATTGCGTACTGTTCATTGGTAAGCCCGATTCGCTTTGCGAGAGCAATCTGACTGGACGTTAGCCGTACTTTGCGCGGTTTAGCTCCATTACTCCTAGAGGAGGGGGCTACCACCGACGAAGGCTGGTTGACATTCACGGGCGCGTTACGTCCATATGTATCGCTGGAATCATGCCAATTATATTCAGGGAATGCACTACGCATTCGACTGTCAATTCTTTCAAAATATTCAATACTGTTTGGAGCTACATTATCCGACACCGCTTTCGCGTGAGCGCCGTAAGCCAAACTAGTCATTTCTTCGTAGCCGGGTTTCATAAACCAGCTATTCTTTTCTGCCCATTGCTGAGCTTCTGGCTCAACAGTAACTTGAGCTTGCTGTTGCTGTTGCTGTTGTTGCGCGGCATAAGCTTGCTCTCTAGCTTGTTGCTGCTGATAAACTTGCTGCTGATAATTGTCTTGTGGGACATTAACAGGCTTGTTAGCAAGTCCTCGCTCATACTTATCCGCTTCTGCAAGCTCAGATTGGGCCTTCATAAGCCCTTCTTGAGCGGCAACAACATTATCTGTGTCGCCTTCTTCGTAAGCAGTCTTGTATTGCCGTCTAGCAGACTCAAGCGTTAACTCGGCCTTTCCTTTTATCTGACTAATCAATGCGGCTTCACCACGGTTGATTAGAGACTCGTACTCTTTGTTCTTTGCGGTTACTTGCTGAGCATAAACTACAGCTTCTTCTCGTAACTTTTCAGCAGCTTCTCGCTGCCTTCGCTCTTCGTTTTGTTCGTAACGAAGCTTATTAATTCTTTTTTGAACCCGATCACTATAACCAGACAATTCATCATCATCAGAGTTTTCGTCTGAACCCGCTCTTGGGGCGCGACGATCATCTTCTGGTCGATCATCAATAACCTCTAACTCTATGTCAGGGTTTGATGGCTCCTCATCCTTTACGCTTCGAGAAATAGTTGTTTTGACACCAAAAAACTTATCTTCTGGAGAAGTTTCCTGAAAGTCCATGCCTTCTTGTGCTTCACTCATAGCTTAATAATCCCCCGTGGATCTTCCACAACAGCTTCTACGCTGTCATCGTTAATCAAGCGAAACTCTTTATCGTGGATCTTAAACCTAGTTCCAGAAAAAGACCGCATTATAATAAAGTCGCCTTTTTTACAAGACGCACCGGATGGGAACCGCTGTGAATCACTGTATGCATCTGGCCCTAACTCTAAGACCATACCTACAATAGATCCCACTTCTTCATTGTGCAGCGTTTCATGGGCTTTAAGAATGCCCCCAGCCGTTTTTTCCTCGGGTTCAGGTAAAGCAATAAGTATTTTATACCCTCTAGGTTGAGGTAATTGCTTTGCTTTGCGCGACTGATCATCCTCTTGGGACTCTAAGTCATCGGTTGTTGCTAATGATTCGCTCACTAGTTGTCCTTTTGCACTGGAAAAAAGCGTCCAGAGTCGCTTGCACCGCTTATGCGGAGTAGTCTTCGTCAATCTTGGCTTGCATGTCCAAAAGCTCTCGCTCTGCCATTGCCAGCCCTTCAATGATCCCGACACATCTTGAGTATTCATTATAATCTTTACACGCGCCACCACTTATGTGGTCAGAGTACTCATTCATATGGGTACGGAGCGCTTTTCGATAGTACTCAAAACTGTTTACAGAGGATACACTACTCACCAATTAAGTCCTTAGCTATTTCTTGGCCTATTCTAAAGCCATCAACCTGTTCCTTAGAGGTGATTTTTCTTTCCTCTAATTCTTCTTTTGTGTTGTTTTCTGAAATACTTGCCGCCAATTTGGCGTTTGCTATGCGGCCTTCTTGATCAAGCCTATCCCTTTGTATTTGTATATTGCTTGATGCTTTCTGCATATCAAGTTGTATTTTAGCCATCTCAGATTGCGCTTTAGTTTGCGCTTGCATCTCTTTGATTTGTAACTCTTTTTGTTGCATCTGAATGATTGGATCTTGAGCTTGCTGTTGAGCTTGCTTTGCTTGAGCCTCTTGTTTGTTTTTGCCTGAGAGTTGTTCAGCAGCAGGCGCGACTAACCTTGATATACGGAACTCTATATCTTCTGGCAGCGCTTGATTTGGAGAAGGTAGTTCAACACCAAGTTGTTTCTCAATCTCAAGCCTATACTGAAACGCAAGGTGCTCTTGAATGTGAGCCGCAAGTTCTGCCCCAGCTTTTTGCGCGTTTGGACTCTTGCCCATGATCTCCATGATCTTTGGGTCTTCTATAAGAGACTTGTGAGCAATAATATGTGATTCGTGGTCTTGATAAGCAAAGGCTTTTACCGGTTCACTGTTAATTATGTTCATGTTTTCGGATATTGGGTCTGTTGGCTCCATATCGTCTTCAAGAGGCACAATCTTATCCGCGTCACGGATGTTAAGTATTTCTAGCATTTGACGATGCAGTAAAGGCAGGTCATACATATCAGGAGCTTGTTGAGCCAACTGAAGGGCTGCTTGATACTGCATTATCCTTTGAGCCATTGTTCCTGCGTTTGGATCGCTTACTGGAATTACATCTATGCGATCATCAAAGTCCTCGCGAGTGACAGCTTTATCGTCTACTTGATACGGATAATCCTCAGGCCCAAAGTCTTTTACAACTTTAGACAGCAGTCTTAGCTCAGTACGCATAGAGGCGTGTAAACGTGCTTGAACCGCGCTCATAACCTTCATTGACCGCTCTAGAAGGGCTAGAGTCGTTCCAACTGGCGCCTCCGCGTTCATATCTGCTGCTTTTATGTCAGCCGCAGAAGCAAAGCGCCGACCTTCCTCTACAATATCGCCCATAAGTTGGTATAAAACCGTACTTGGCTCTTTGTAGGGTAAAAATCTTATATTATCTTGTATTGTGCCGCCCGGAACGTCTACATCACGGAATTCACCCGGCATAATTGGCGTATCATCACCTTTAATCCGCAATCCTCTAGATTTTAGACCGCCCGGAAGGTTTGCCAAGGTTCCCGCATCAACTAATTGACGCAAAATAGACGTAGCAGACTTTGCCAAGCCACCAATCATGTGAATAAGCCCAAAACCATAAAACCCTAGACCGGGCATATACTGATAATGCACAAAGTGTTGGCGTTTGAGCTTGCGTTCGTCTTCTTCGTACCAATTTCTTCTTATGGATAAGATGTTTCTAGAGCTTAAATCTATACTTACAACATATGGCAGTTGAACACCGGTAGGCTCATCACCATCCATGTCTTCAAAGCCCTCAAGATCCAAGTCAACCATCATTTCGAGTATGGTATGCCTACTGTCGCTATCGTAACTTGGCTCATCACCAGTAAGTTCGTTGTACTTGTCTTTAATTCTATCGCCAGAAAGGCCGGGGGAGGAGTTTGGCAGTTCAATATCTGCATAAAATCCTGAAATCTGTAGCTTACGCACCTCATTACTTGTGCGCTTCATGATGTGAGTCGCTCGCTCACATGTTTCTAAGTCTGAAGCGCCATAACTGACAACAAAATCTTCAGCAGGGACAAACATACTGCAAGGCCTGCCCAAACTAGGGTCGTAATAAACCTTTCTAAACGCTGAACCAGCCAATGGTAAAGAAAAAAGCATACGTTCAGTTTCTGACCGATACTCAGTCATTTTTTCAGTAAGCATATAATTCAAATAGTCTTGAACCCTATGAGCTTGCTTTTCTTTTTCTTCGTCAACTTTGCCAATGACGGTGGTTTTTACCGGGCCGCTGGCAGGAAAGATCTCTTGAATAGCTTGAGATTGGAATCGTATTACAGATTCGGTGAGTAATGGATGAAACACGCCACAAGCGCCGTCCCAAGGAGTTGTTCTCTCTTCATGCTTTAAACCTAACAGGTCTAAGCCTTCGATATAAGAACGCTCCCAGTCTGAACGACTATCTTTGTCAGCGCGAAACGCACCCACTAGATCATTAGCAATAGTGCCAAGTAGATTCTCTTCAATAAACTCCGCTAAGTTTGCATCATGCGGAATATCTTCATCATCTAGATCATCTTCATCAAACTCAAAGATTGTCTCTCCGTCATCAGATATAGTAACGGACTCAGGATCAACGATCTCTATCTCTAAAGATCCACCCTCCATCCCTTCATCATCAAAGCTTGGCGTTTCTAGTGGGCGTTCAATAGCCATTTATCCATTCCGTCCAAACTTTTGATTGCGAGCAGCGCCAGAACCGCGAACTTTACCGCCGCCTTCCATTCTTTGGATTTTAGCAACACCACCGTTAGCGTACATCTTCGATCCCATTCGCGTTTTGTTTGGGGTTTTGCCACCGTCAGATGCTAGAAAAGCTGGAACCATTTCGCCATCTTTCTCAGCCATAGGCATTGCTTTGCCGCCAGCAGCATAACCCTTAGACTTCATCTTGGTCTTGCCGCCAGCCATCATGCCTGTGGTCTTCAGCTTACCGCCGCCCATCGTGGCTTTGGTTTTCATCTTGCCGCCACCCATCATACCTTTAGGTTTCTTCTTCATCATTGGAATCTCCCGCATATAAATTATCAAAAACTCTGTTTACATCCAACG